TGAGCAGTGGTGTTGTTCTTGATCCATCAACATTCGAACCAGTCGTATCATTCATGACACGTTATGGCTTCGTTGAGTTGACCAACACAGCATCCAGCTTCGGTAACGCAGCTGACTATGTTGGCGAGATCGCAGTACAGAACTTGTCATTCTCCTAATCAGAGAACGCAGTTTATTTTTTCTCAGGGATGGGAAGAAGCAAGAAACCACCGAAAGGTGGTTTTTTGTTGACTATTGTACCTATAAATATTGCTATGATAGCATGAATAAATTTTTCAAAGTTGTTTTTGGTCAAGCATGTCAGCCCAGTGGGCAACAATTCGGGCTATTACCCAGCATCCAACACCAATCCTGTGGTGCCGGTGATCTGTCAGCCGGTCAAACTTTGAACCAACCCAGGTATTGATGTATTTTATTGGTCACCGTCGACAAATCGACCATTGCGGGTTGACGGAACAGTCTGGCTGTGGTATACCAAGGACTGCTATCACGATCCAGTAACCAACGCCAATCCAAGGCAAATTGACTCAGCATGACCCAGACTGGACGTCCTAGCGCACCAGCCAAGTGTGCCACAGCAGTGTCTACCGCCAGTACCACATCCATGTGCATGATCAAGGCCGCCGAGTCTGCAAATGTTTGTATGGCACCCGGATAGGCCTTGACCCCAGCCAACAACAGCTCAGCTTCTTCTTCGGCTGTACAATCAACCTGTAGGTTAACCCACTCGTAGTTGGGATTTCTTTTTATCAATGCCAACATTTCACCAAACGGCATGGCCTTGTGTCGATTGATCCAGGTATCTCTGCGACCCGACCAACAAAAGCCCACACGTAGTCGTGTTTTTGATCCCAACTGTTGTTGCCAGGTCTGTTGCCTTTTGGCATCAGCAGTTAGATAATACTGTACACAAGCAAGATTTTCCAGGGTTGATCCAACAATACCCGGAATACTCATGATAGGAGTCCAATAATCAAAGGCCGGCAACGGTTCACCAAATGCAACAATAGTGTCGATATCTGGACTTTGAAACAACGGTATCAACAACCGGTCAACAACCAACACAGTCTTTGCACCTCTTGCTCTAATGTCCGCCACAAATCTCACAAACTGTATGTTATCGCCGTGTCCTTGCTCACCAATGATCAACACGGTTTTGCCCGTGATATCCTGGCCAGTCCAACGCGGCTGATCAAATTTTGGCAGTGTGCCAGCTAGATGTTCGTAGTTCCAGCGTGTTTCGTACTGCGGCCAACCACGTACATAATCACCGGCCAACAGATAGGCCACAGCCAAATTAAATTGTGCTGTTGGATGATCAGGAGCCAATTGTATACTGCGTTGCAGAAACGGAACAGCACCTGCCGGATCACCACACTCACGCAACACGTTGCCATAGTTGTTGAATGCACTGGCTGAATTTCTATCCTGAGTCAAGGCCTGTGCATAATATTGTAAAGCCAGTTCCGGCGTGTTGTCTTCGCGGGCTTGATTGCCCAGGGATATGAGTTCTTCTGTGTGCATGGTTCTATTTAATTTGTGTATAGATCTTCAAAATATTTGTTGTTGAATAAATACTTGTCAACACAATAATGTGTTTTATGCGGCTCTAACCCAGCCGCGTAGCGGCTAGAACCCGCATTGGGCTTCTTTAAAGGAGAAAACAAAATGGGACGTCCTCTCAAAATTAAAAAAATAACCGAAGCAAGTTATAACTCTACCACTGGTGCTAACCCAGGTGTGGACATTGGTTTCAATGCACTAACAAGTTTGACAGCACCTGTGTTACCCAGTCCGGTTTTTGACAGTGCCACAGAATATCTTGGCGTGGTTGGCGGAACTCAACCTACTACAACTGCCAGCACCAACTATCCCATAGTCAAGTGCCGTGTGTTTGTCACAGGCTTTGCCGAAGCCGACGGCACTATCATACGTCAAAAAGGTGCACACAAGTTTCTGGTAGCAGACTCTACATCCAGAACAGCCCTGGTTTCTGGCCAGGCATATCGTATCACTACAGTTGGTGACACAGATTGGGCCAGCTATGGTGCTCCTAGCGCACAGATTGGCACAATCTTTACAGCCACAGCGGCCTTGGCCAACACAGGCACAGGTCGTGTGAACGCTGTTGGTGTCTGTGTGCTCACAAGCGATTTGAGCCCCACAGCCGGCAACATGAGCATCAGTTATTTCAGCAATGACTCTTCTGAAACAGCAATTAGCAAACTGACCAACAAGTTCTTGCAGAACTTTGCAGGCGGAGCCACTGGTGGTAGTGCCGACACTGGCGATGTTTGGAATGCTACTCAGCAGGTCAACAACGTGGTGTTTGCTGACAACTTCTTCAGTGACGAGGGTGTCACTGCCAAGTCGGGTGCAGAAGTTGACACTTGGGTAGGCACAAGCCAACTTGCAACTGGCAATTTAGATTTAGCAATTGTAGAAAATCTTACTTCGTAATTTTTTCTTAGCAACCCCAAAATCCCCACAATAAGTACTGTGGGGATTTTTTATGAGCACAGCATTTGTATTAGGCAACGGTGTCAGCCGCAGAGACATCAGCGTGGCAACACTGGCCCAGTGCGGACGTATCTACGGGTGCAATGCCTTGTACCGAGAACACACACCCGATGTGCTGGTTTCAACCGACAGACCCATAGCTGAACACATACAAAAAAGTGGTTACAGTGCCCAACACGAGTTTTACACCCGTAGACCCTTGCCCAATCTAGGAGCTCGAACTGTGCCCAAGCCCTATTTTGGCTACAGCAGTGGGCCCATAGCACTGGGTCTGGCAGCCATACAGGGCAACGACTTGATCTACATGCTGGGCTATGATATGGGCCCCAGTGCCACCAACACCATCAACAATTTGTACGCTGGCACCGAATTCTACAAGCCCACCACAGCCGCACCCACTTTTACCGGCAACTGGCTCAAACAACTGGTACAGATAATCACCGAGCACAAAAACACGCAGTTTGTGCGGGTCACTGGGCCTACCACAGCACGCTGGACCGAACTGGAAGCCTTGCGCAATCTAGAACACTTGGACGTACACATGTTTTTAGACCGCATAAATAATCAAAAGGATCTCTAGATGTCTACATACAAGAACACCAGTGGCGATTTAACCCTAACCGGTGATGGCGGCGCCGCTACGCTCACGGTCAATTATGCCAATACTGTTTTTAATGGCAGCCTAACCTACACCGGCAATTTGACCACAGTGGACGATTTTATTGTTGTAGCAGCCAACAACACTGGTACCGTTACAGAGATGGGGTTGTTGGGACAAACAGGCCCTACCACTTTTGCTGGATTGAGATTCAACACTGTAGCCAATGCCTGGCAGATCAGCAACAGTGTATCAAGTTCAGGTGCACCTATTGCCAGTTATGCCAACCTATTGACCACAGTTACCGCAGTGGCAGTTGGTGGCTCTAACACGCAAATACAGTTCAACGATTCCAGTACTTTTGGTGCTTCAGCCAACTTGTCTTTTAACAAAACCAACAATCAACTGTTTTTGGGTGGACATCAAGTTTTTGCCAACACAGCCACTCCGGCCAATGTGGCCAACGCTGTGGCACTGTACAGCAATGCAGTCAGCAGTGGCGGCACAGGATTGTACTTTACATCAGCCGCAGCCAATGATGAGTTGGTCAGCAAAAGCGCAGCCATAGTATTTGCAATCATATTTTAAGGAACATAAATGACAATAACAACACAAGTAATTTCCAACACAGTTGTAGGCAACACAGTTTATACCAGCGGTGGAAACACCGCCATCACCTGGATGAGTCTCAACAACTGGGGCCCGGCCAACGTGACTGCCAACGTGTTCGTAGTACCCAGCAGTGGCACCGCAACAACCAGCAATCAGATTTTGTATGCGTTGCCATTGGCCAGTGGAGACACCTATCAACTTTATGCGGCTGGAGAAAAACTATTGTTGGGTGCTGGAGACTTTGTACAAGTAATAGCCACAGCCAACACAGTGACCGCGGTTACTTCGTATACCTCAATTTGATGGGGTATTTTGTAAAAAATCGGCGGTTGCAGAGCGGCAGTTCTGGGGTGGTTCTTCCCTCCGGCGACAGCGCCCAGCGTCCACAAAATCCAGCATTTGGACTCATACGCTACAACACCGATTCGTCGGGCTTTGTGGAGTTTTTCAACGGCACCGAATTTGTGGCCCTGAGCTCAGGAGACGTTCAATACACTGTGGACAATTTTGTTGGCAACGGAGTGCAAACAGACTTTACCATGAGCGTGGCCGAAAGCACAGCCACACAGATCATGGTATATGTGGGATCAATCTATCAGGAACCCACCACGGCCTACACAGTCAACGGTTCAGTGACCTTGACTTTTACCAGTGCGCCGCCCAACACTGTACCCATCAACGTGATTCACACCAGCTCTTGACTGATAAATATCTTAACAAGGATCATTTATGGCAGTCAATCTAGTCAAAGGGCAGATACTTTCCAGCATTCTCGAACGCAATGGCATTGACATCAGCATAGCCAATGCCAACGTGGGCATTGGAACTGTGAGTCCCAAGA